TCGCCAAAAACGTATAAAAAGTTGTTGGCCGACAGCATGGCGGTTATGTTGCCGTGCAGCGTAGAATCCACCATAATGATGTTTCCGGCTGATACCGACACAAAATCCGTTACTGAACCGGCTGCGGTGTAATACACCGTACGGCCTTGCGCAAGCCAAACTCGACCGCTAAAGCTGTCTATGGCCACCGTTGGGTTAGTAGTAATTACCGCTTGAGCCGTGGCGTTTACGTTGGCGCCACCGCCGGAAATGGTCACGGTAATGTTGGACGTATTGGTGTACCCCGTACCAGGGTTGGTCATAATGACCTGAGTTACAATTCCGCCGCTGATGATGGCTGTACCGGCTGCGCTTGTGCCGCCGCCACCTGTAATGGTCACAACGGTATTAGCCGCGTTTGTATAACCATTGCCGCCGTCCGTAACTTCAACGGCTACGGTACCCTGCGCAAACGTTAAGAATCCGGCCACTGCGGACGCGCCTGAGCCGTTTCCTCCGGTTATTGTGACCGTAGGGGCAGAGTTATAGCCTGAACCCGCATTCGTTAAAAATATGCCGTTTACGGAACCTGTATCGACGGTTGCGTTGGCGGTCGCCAATGTCGAATAACCGCCGCCGCTTAACGTGACGGATGGCGCCGAGGTGTATCCTGCGCCCGGAGTAATAACGCTAATGGCAACCACTTGGCCAGAAGATATGGTTGCCGCCGCAGTCGCTTGAATCCCACCAGTAGGGGGCGCTGCAATTTGTACCGCCGGAACGGACTTGTACCCTGCGCCTACGTTACTTACTGTAATTTGCAATACCTGACCGGCTGTGTTGGTAACCGTAGCAACCGCTGTAGCTTGTATGCCTCCGGTTTGGTTTGGAGCCGATATGGTCACGGTAGGAGCTTCGGTGTACCCGATGCCGCCGTTAGTGATGCCAATAGCCGTTAACGAGCCGACGTTGACTAGATCGGTTCCATCCCAAGTGAAATACCCTTTGTAGGAATCCGAAATTAACAAGTATGTGTTTTCCCATTGCGACACGTTAAATGACGGCGCCGCATTGGTCGTGGTGCCGGTAACGGCAATGCCAGTCAATGTGGGAACGTATTGGTTTAACGTAAAATGAGCCGCAATGGTGCCGGTAACGCTGACGCCGCTCAACGTGAGCGACTGATTGATGTTAAACGTTCCGTCGCCGTTAGCAGATTGGATAACCACTCCGGACGGGATGCCGCTGCCAGTAAGGGTCATTCCAATCACAAACGTGCCGGTTATTGTGCCGCCTGGAGCAAAAACGTTTTGAATCGTTGGCGATGAATACGTATACGTAAACGATATTTGGCCGTTGGCGCCTGAACCAGACACGCCAACGCTGTTGTTTGAGTTTTCATCACCCGTGCCACCGCCGCCTGGCGCATTGCCGTCAATCGGACTTCCCAGTGTCCAAGTGGCTGTGCCGCCGCCATTAGGAGAGGCGCCGCCGTTTGCATTAACGCCAGATGAGCCAGACGTATTGGTATCGCCGCCGGACGCCGAACCGCCAGTGCCGGGGGTTGAATGGGCTACGCCGCCACCACCGCCGCCGGCAAACAAACTGATTGTGCCGCCTGCTACCGTTCCAGTAACAGTAGAATTTCCACCCGCCGAACCGTTTACATAGCCTGTTCCAGAGCCTGAATTTTTAGCAGCGCCGCCAGAACCGACCGCCCACGACATGGTTTGGCCGCCATTAACGGCAATGGTTTTTTGCGTGTATCCACCGCCACCGCCTCCAAAGCCGACTGGTGTCGTGCTTGCGTTGGCAACTGCGCCCGAACCGCCCGCGCCCCATACCGTGATGGTGACGCTGTTGGCGCCGGCAGGAACAGTTTCCGTGCCAGAGCCGGATGTATACGTATTCGTAGTCGGACTAGATTTTACCGAAAATGTTGAACTGGTCGCCGTGGCGCTTGAGCCTGACGTACTGCCAACAATTTGAGTATTGGCAGGAATCCCAGAGCCGGTCAACGTCATGCCTACGGTAAACGTTCCAGTAACCGTGCCGCCTTGCGTAAAAAAGTAATTGGTTCCGTTATAGCCAGTCGAGCCAGACGTACACGACGCGATTGCCGACTGAACGCTAAACGTACCGGCTGACGCCAGTGTTCCTAATGTTAAGGTTTGTAAGTCAACGTATTCGCAACTGCCGTCGGCTTCAAACGCAATCAAATAATCGTTTAAACCGATGTTGGTGTTAAATAACGCAACCACTTCTTTGGTGAATTTGACGCCCAAAGTCGATGACGTTGGAATGGTTCTAAGATTGGCGGGACCAACGGGCATGGCGTTTTCAAGCCACGCAAATTCATTTTCATCAATAGCAGTACGATAGGCTTTGGTGTCTATACCCCTAAATTGCCTAATAACCTGATATGACTTTTTCTGTTCTGCATTGGCCATGTCAGTACGTTACGCTATAAGGGTTTGGCATCCTGCGCGTGTTGATCGACACCAACACCGCCTGAACGTGCTTGATGTATTCCTGTTTATAAATCTCGGCTTCACCGTAAGACTGTTCGTAATACTTGGCCAAATAAGCCGCATAGAACGGAATTGGCGTTGTGAACGGGTCGTTAATGTCGTCGGTTTCAGTAAGACTGGTCAGCGGGGCCGGCAACACAATCGTATCTAATTCGATGGTGTAAACCTGGTCGGGAACCGGAGACAGGAAAATTTGTTGTTGACCGTAAACGCTAAACGCAATCGGTCGACCAATGTAGTTTTGCCAGAATCTTAACTCAGCATTGAATTGAGTCCACGGCAAATAACGCAAAGGTATTCTTGTGTTACCCCAGTACAAATTGACGTTGATAATATCCAACGTTTGCAATTCATACGGTAAGCAATTCCAGTTAATGACTTCCGATGGACCCGCGTATTGCAATGTTGCGGTGCCATTTAAAAACGGAGTCGATGGCGGGTAGTTTGCGCTACCGGCAGGATACGGAGGAGCTTGTGTTCCCAACGTACCGGCTTGCAGCACGACGTACATATAGATGTTGGAAACAATGTACTGGTTGGCGGTTACTTGTAATCCCGCTGACCAAAAAATAGGAGCGGCTGCACCAGGCTCTGGAGCCAGTGGAGCTGTACTTACTTGGATGGTTCTTAAGGCACCGCTGTCACGAACCATTCGTTCGCGTGCAGTGTTGATGTAATCCGTTAACTGAGGGACTGTGTAAAAATTAGCGTTGGCATCATGCAGCAAACGTTGTGTAGCCGTAACGTAGCCTTGTAATGTTTGAGCCATTGCTTTTCCATAAATTTACACAACAAGGGGGGCTTTCGCCCCCGCTGTTTTAGAAGCTGACAACATCGCCCCATACGATAATGTCACAAGTGCTGCTGTTGCCAGAAGCCGTGTTGACATTGACGTACAGACACTGAGTCGTCGCACCTGAAACCACTTGGGTTTGGTATGCAGACGCGATGCTGATGTCTTGATACTTACCGGTTCCCGTAACGCTCGATAACACAGTGTTTGCGGTCACTAAGTTCGCGCCATCATTGGTAACACCGATTGATACGTTTGCGGTTGCAACCGAACCCGATGGATTTTGCACGGTAACTCGACGGAGAATAACGCCGCCTGAGTTAGCCGTACCGCCACCATTGGTCAAGCCTCCCGACAGAATCGGGAGGGTGATAACCGCGTTGCCGGCGGTGTTGAGCTGAGTTGCCCGGATGGACGCTAGTTTGTAATAACCAACGACGTCTGGGTAACTTTGCGCTAATGAATCTGAATTAGACATTTACGGACTCCTTACTTGTTGTTGTAAGTACCGCTTACAGCTTGACCACCGTTTGAACCGTACAGCGTGACAGTGATGTTCGAGGTGTTGCTCGAAATCGCTTGCACGTTGGTACCGTCACTGATGAACAATGGCACGCCAACGTTGACCGCCGACAGGTTTACCCAAGTCGGTGACGCAATGTTGTTAGCAGTGTTCAACTGAATGACGACGTTCGTCGTAGGCAGCATCGTCCAGATACCGGCAGGAACCGTTACTCCAGTCGTTGCGCCGGTGCCAGTGGCAACGGTAATCGGCTGAAAATATGCGGCTGCGGTGTTGGTCGACGCATTAGCAAGAATGATTTTATTTGCTGAAAGTGACATGGTTACTCCTTAGAGGCTAATGCTGTTATAGCCGGTAACCTGGGTCATGGTTTTCGGTTTGGTAGACACCAATTCTGCAATGGTGATAACCGCGCCTACATAACCAATCTGCCAGTTCGGGAGCGTGGACTCAAATCCAGTAAACACGAACGAACCTTGCTCATGGACATAGAGCGACAAGTAGTTCGAGTTCAGGAAGTACACGGTACCTTCCGGACAGTACGGGTCTGGGTAAATTGGCACGCCGGCAACCATCAGTGCGCGGAACGCAGCTTGTGGGCCGTTGCCATCGCCATCAAATCCGTTACCCGGAGTGATGACGTATTGTTCTTGACCGACGTAGTCTTGCGCCAACAGCGTCCAAGTACCGAATCCGCACACGCCAAAGGTTGGCACTTCAGCGCCTTTCTTGACGGTACCAGAGATGTACTGGAGGATGTTTTGACGGGTCGGATTGACATTACCCGCGGTGTACACAGTGGATTGCCACCAAGTGTTAGACGAACGCGAGATGTTTCCGTACGCACCGGCGGCAGGGTCGGTATTTGAAACAGCACCGGGCAAACCGATAAACTGTTGCGTATTGGTCGTGTTGTTGTACAACGCAGTTGCCATTGCGTCCATCATCACGTTCGAGGCGTCGTTCATACGAGCTTCGATCAACGGGATAATGGCGGCATCGTTCTGAACCGCGCCTTCCATGCCTAAGAACGGCACTGGGGCAATCATCAGTTTCAGATCAAATTCCGCATTGTAAGCGCCTTGTTGGACAGAAGGCTGGTTGAATGAACCAGAGTAATCTGACCACTGAGCGTTCACAAATTGTGAACCTTGGACCGGAACCGTGACCGAGCTTACACCGCCCGACGCTTGTTGGCTGTTAGCGATAAGCGCAGCCATGAGCGGGGTTGAGTTGTAAATCTGGACAACGAGTTTCGGAATGAACGCACGGCGAGTTACGTAGGTCAGTTCGGTATATTGCTGACTACCTGTCGCCGGAATAATTCCACCACCAATCGGCATGACTTATCTCCAAAAGTTGTTATAAACCAATCGGACGTCGCGGCTGTCTTAATTCCGCAAGCGCCCTCGCAGCTTCTTCACGGGCACCAGTCACAGGATTCTTCCAGTATTTAGACAGGTCGAATTTGCTCATGGTATTCGGTTGATAGCCGCTTGGAGTTGGAGCAGCGGATTGTTTCATCCATTGCCAATACTCCGCAGCAGCTTCGTGATTGGTAATGCCTTTGTCAAGCATTACTTTCTCAATCTCTTCAATGTTGTCTTCAGAGGCCAGTCCTTTTTTGATGACGGCTTGACGACGACGTTCTAAATCTTCGTTTGCTTCTTTATCGCGTAAACGCGCTTCCAGTTGCATAACGCGTTCTTCGGCTTTGGACAAAGCCTTGTTAGTCGACTCCTCAATTTCCAATTCCGGAATCGTCATGTTGGGCTTAACTTTTTTGGTCAAACGCAAGATGTCTTTTCGGGTTTCAGGATTTTCCGCAAGGGTTCGCATTAAGGTTGCTAACTCATCGCGTTGTTCGAGGCTTAAATCTTCTAGGCTCATTAGGAATTACCTTTGTGGTTTACGTTGACTAGATCGTTTGGAAGAACGTTTTGGATGTTTTGCAGCGTAAGCCGAGCGAGCAGCCAATTCTTCATTGGCAGATTCCTCGCGTTGTAATGGCGTACGCTTATCCACTTAGATGACCTTTTGACCGTCACCAGGCTTTTTCACACCCATCGAGTTCTTGCTACCCGCTTTCTTAGGAGCGGACAAGCCACCGAGGTGCGCGAATCGGGGTTGGTTATAAATTCGGCCATGCGCCTGTTGGTCAGAAGTTACTGGTCGGATACCGCCGGCGCCACGAGGTTTGAACAAATCCATGATTATTTCCTTACATCACTGGAGGGGTTGAAGGGGGAGCAGCACCACCGGGGGCAGCGCCAGGAATATTCGGCATATTGGGAACAGCCGGCGCCTGTGCCATCGCACGGCCTTCAGGCGTACCGCCACCGGCTTGGGGAAGGTTCTGTAGCATCTGAATAATTTCGCTTTGCTGCAATTCGTTAGTCTTGGATTTCTTAGGACCAACAATGCCGGTCAATGACCGCAGCGCAGCAAGAGCTTTTTGCCCTTCGGCAGATTCTGAACCAATGGCGGGGAGAGATTGTTCGATCAAATCCATTGCCATTGACAGGTTAATCATGGCGCCTTCTTTGTTTCCCAGTTTGGGTTCAGGCGTCGACATTGGAGACCCCATCGGTCCGGACGCTTCATCCGGCGACATTTCCGACGGCGGCGTAGACGGAGGCGCGGTCTTGCCGGCACCACCAACGGGTTGCTGAGACCGTATCAAATCCATCATTGCGTTAGGCGATGCTGCCACGAGTAATCTCCAAAGTTCCTAATAGCATTTACTAACCATAACAAGTTGTCAATAGGGGAGAGCAACTTTTGTTGGAAGTCACGCCTCCCCTACTGACAGGTTCGCAATTACTTGCGAGCCTTTCGACCCTTACGAGCCTTGTGGCCTTTATGGGCCTTACGTCCACGGCGAGCCATGTTCGTTCTCCTGCACGGGGCCAACTTAGACAGGGAAATCAGCCAAACCCTTTTAGACCGTGAAGCCTAAACCTTATCGCTTCGTCTTACGATGCTTGCGCATTTTGCCGCGTTTCATTGCATTCTCCTAGTATCGGGTTGAACGTTTTGCGCGTCGGGGGGACCGCGCAGACATAGTTTTAATCCCTGTTACGCGATATTGCAAGTTTGCCGGTGAAGAAAGTCGGGTCAAGCTAGCCGACGTTACCTTGGGTTGGTCGGCTGTTGATACGGTTCTGCCTGATTTTTTAGCCATTATTCCACCGCTTGCAGTTGTGCTTTACCGCCCTTTTTGGGGGGTTGCTGTTGAGGCTGTTGGGCTTTCGTCGCTTCACGTTTGCGCAATTTGTCCTTGAGCAATTGTTTCATGGGCGGTTCTAAAAGGTCAAGCAGCGATTCGTTATCAATCGCGCCAACCTTTAATAAATTGAACGCCATTTGACGTAAATCTTCGGTAAAAATAGGGCTATTGCTGTGCGCATCCACCTTGACCGTATAGTCTTTGGTGAATTGTTCCGCAATAAACTTGTTGCCGTATTCGTCCGTATAGTGGGTCGGGTCGTAGGCTTGCTTGAGTTTTAGATACAGCGTGGCCAGTTTTTCCAAAGAATCCTCGACAATTAGCGCCCGTTTTTTGGCTCTGGACGAACCCAAACGCGCCAACTGACTGGCGTGACCGGCGCTTCGCACCCCGGCTTCGCCCTTGCCTTCTAGGATGTTTCCGATGCCAGAGGCTTCGCCGAACATGGCGTCCACTTCGTGAATGACTTCAAACAGTTCTGGCGGCATTTGCGGCGCCATACGGTCGACTTTGGCGTTCGGCATATCCGTGGCCAACAGGCCGCCGGCGCGGTTTAGCGCAAAGTTCTTTTCATCTAAAATGCCCGTAAATCCAGTTAAAGCCGTCGGGGGGTCGACTTGTTTTGCAAGCAAATCAAGTATTTCCGTCATTCTGCGATTACGCAGTTGTTGCAGGAAAACCAGACGTTGCACTTCGGATTGCCCCCAGTAGTAGTCGTACTGAGGGTTCGGGCAAATCTGAACAAACGGTAACTCACCTTTGAGGAATACCGTTTCACCCGGACGGTCGTAAATGAACACATCGGGGTCGGCCATTGTCACAACGCGGTAATCTAAGATGTCCGAATCCCAGACCCA